AATTAGGCCCTCGGGGCCGCTAAGCCCCGAGGGGAATCACTGCAGCCTGCCTTACTCCGGCAGGACGTACTCGACCATCAGACCGACGGGGACCGCCGTGCCGGTGGACACGGTGATGACCACGCCAACCAGGTCGAACTCGGCATCGCCGGTCGCGCCAGCCGTCCCGATCTGCGTCGAGAACAGTTCCGCGAGGGTTTTCGCCGCGTTCGCTTCGGAGAGCGCGAAGTCAACGCGCGCCTCGAGCGAGTGCGCGGTCAGCGGGAAGTCCGCCAACACCTGTCCGGCCAAAGTGACCGCCGTATTGGCGCTGTCAACCCGGTACAGGTCGAAGTCGAGCGCGCCGTTGCCCATCGTGGCATTCTCCGCGCGGAAGCCGACGATCTTGGCTCGCGAGGGGATACGCACGAAGGCGTTGGTTTGGCCCGCCGTGGTCGCGACGATAGTCGCGAACCCGTAGGCGGTACGCACCGGAGCGCCCTTCTTGACGCCGCTCAGTTTCACCGCCGGGCTGGACTGTTGGTCCGAGACGACGGAAGTCATTACGCTGTAGGCCATGTCTGTGTCTCCTTAAATCTGGTCGTCGCAGTTGACGCGGATTTGCTTGCCGAGTTGGGTGCGGGTAGCGCCCAGCGTCATGCAGAGGTAAACCTGCGTCGCGTACGACTTGTCCGCGCGTTTCGTGATCTCGGCAGCGACGTCTTTCCACATGCCAAGGTGCATCCCGGACTTCAGCCAGATCGGAACCAGGCGGTTGCCGCCGGTGACAGTCAGGCGCTCGGTGAGGATGAAATCCACCCCCATGAACCGCTTCACCTTGCCGTCCACCAGCACAGCGCTGTTGCCGTAGTCCTTGTTGTTGATCTGAACCTCTTTCAGCAGCAGATCGTGCTCGTACGCGGAAATCGCGCCGTGCACAGGCTCCATCACTTCGCCTTTGTTGGCGGTCATCAGGAGCCGAATCGCGTTCTGCAGCTTCGGAACATTCAGGCCAGAGGCCGTGCCGCCGACGTTGACGCCGACGTCATACGTGCCGGAGCCGACGGTGCCGAACGTCTCGGACGTGGTGCCGTCTTCGCCGGTGTAGTTGGTGCCGAAGATGGCCGTCAGAATGACGTCATCGATCGCGCGCTGCATCGCCGCCGCCCCCGCTTGCGCGTACGGGCTGGTCAGTTCGATGATGGCGCGGAGTTGGTCTTCGTTGTCCACCAGGGACGCCCACTCGTAGTCGGCCGGAATGACCCAGCGCTTGTCCTGCGAGATGTCGAGCAGCGGCGTATCGCCGTGCCGGGTGGTCTTGAGTTGCGCGGTTGCTTCGCCGAATTGCTCGACCACGCTCGCCTTCTTGCCGACGTAAGAGCCGACAGTGACGGCATTGCGGAGCCGCGAATCCTTCTGCTGAAGGAGCAGTTCGACGTTCGCCTTGTACTGTTGTACTGAGGCGACGGTAATGTTTGCAGGCATGATGCCTCCGTAAGTTGATGTTGCGGTACAGCCAATTTGCACCTATCAGGCTGGTGCTCACCGGCTTGTCCCTTACGGGGGCCTGCATCTCGGGTTCGGCGCGGGGGCGAACCCTTGTCCGCGCCTACTTCCGAGCTACAAGGTAGTGTAGCATACCTGTGTCTTCAGCCCTCCGGGTACATGATCCCGAACAGCTTCTTCTGCTTCTCGCGCATCGCCGAGTTGTTGGGGTGGAACGCGTCGTTCAGGGCCTTGACGGTGTTCTCGTCGGCCTTCATGCGATCCCATTCCGCCTTCGCTTCATCCGGCGTCATCGCGCCACCGAAGCCTGCCGCTTTGCCTTCCGGCGACACGAAGCTGGGTTCGCCGAGTTTCTTGCCAAGGTCGGCGAACATCTTCATCGTGGCAGCAAAACCTTTCGTCTGCTCGATGGCGTCGATCACGGCGTTGTCGAACCCGAGCGCGTTCGCTGCGTGCTTCGTCATGCCCAGCATGCGCTCGTAGCCGGCACCCCACTCTTTCTGGAGCGCTTTCTTGTCGGCTTCGACGCTCAGGTTGTAGTCCGTCTCCTGCTGCGCCATCACGCCTTTGATGTACGTCTCGTGCGCGGCGGTGAGTTCCTTCGCCATCGGGCCGGTGATGCCGACCTTATGGAAGGCGTCTCGCGCCCACTTGGCGTAGTTCTCGTCGATCGGCGTGTCTTTCGAGTAGCCGAACTCGTACTTGTCTGGCGACTCGGGCAGGCCCAGCTTGGATAGCACCCCGCGAACGCTGGCGGGGTCGTCCATGCGCGGCAGCGGCATCAGCGTGCTTGGGTCTTTCCCGATCAACTGCTCCGCGCCGCGATACGACCTAAACATATCGGCCGCGGTCTTCCAGCCTTTGTTTTCCACGAACTGGATGTCGGCTGCTTCCGTCAGGCCGTGCCACGCGGGCGCGGGAGTCGGTGCGGGGGTTGGCGTCGGTTCCGGTGTCGGGGTCGGCGCGGGGGTCGGTGTTGGATCGGACATAGGCTTTTCTCCTGGTGAGGGCCGTTAAAGACCGAGCGACTTCAGGCCGTCAATGAAGTCTTCGGGGTTCAAGTGATCGACGCACGCATTGTCGCCGTACGCGCAATCGCGAAAGTTGTAACCGAACATCAAATCCCAGTTGCCTTGACAGCCGGCGCACGCCAGATTGCGCGGCGTCGTGTGCCGCAGCCGCCAGTTCAATTCGCTGTGGCGGTACACCGGGCGGTGCTCTGGGATCGTGGTCGTCAATCCGTACACGATCGGCACGTCCGTCGTGGCGGCCAGATGGATCGTGCCGCCGTCGAAACCGGCCACTGCGCGCGCATAGCCACACACGTCGCGCGCCTCGAGCAGCGACAGCTTGTCGCGCGTGTCCAGCGTCAGGGCGCGGATGCCGGGATGCAGATCGTCGAAGTGCGACAGCACCTTCACGGGCTTGTCGTCGCCGATCACCTTGACGATCGTGTCTTTCTTGCCGGTCACCACGGGCTTGTAGCCGGCCGTGACGCACCACTGAATCATCGCCTCGATCCATGAGGCGGGCGGCGTCTTGTTGATCGTCGTACCGTTTACCGGCAGCACCACGTACGGCTCGTTGATCGTGCGCGGGCCGAGCGGCGCGCTTGGGTAGTTGAGTTCCGCCGGCTCGATCATAAGCCGATCGATCAGCGTCAGGTAGCCATAGGCCACGAGGTCGATCTTGTTGCGCGTCACCGTGTCCTTGAACACAGCGTTCAGCATGGCCACGCCGGCGATCTTGTCCTGGCGCTCGTCGCCGCTGGTGGCGATCTCTTTGAACAGGTGCAGCGGCAGAACGTAGATCGACTTGCCGGCCTCCATCTCCGCTTCCAGCAGATGACTCACGAGCGCCATCTGGTGCTCCGGCACCCACACGAGTACGTTCGCCTGCGGCGGGCGCACCTTGCGCGCGTAGCGAACCGCGGGCAGCGAAGCGATCATGTCGCCCAGCGCAGCGTGCGTCAGGACGAAGTTGCAGTTCTTCTCCAGCGTCAGCGGACGGTCAGGACGAAACATCGACTTCCCTCCCGTCGTACAGGTCCCACAGTTGCTGATCGTTGAGGTTCAGGTGGTGCGCAATGCGCAGGAACACGTCATGTTTCCCTTGCATCACGGCGCTCAGGCGCGTATCCGGGTGGAACGTGGACTCGTGTGCGTGGCAGAACTTCGCCAGGTCTTTGAGCACTTCGCGCCCGAGCGGGCCGCTGAACGTCGTGCGGTAAGCGTGCCGCCTCTCGTACAGCTTGATCTTGCACTTGCGCAGGAAGTCCTCGAATGTCACTTGACGGCCTCCATCTCGATTTGTATCTCAAAGACGATGTTGTTGTAGTGCCTCTCGTAGAACCGCAGATTAGCTTCCACTTTCTTGAGCAGTTCCGGCTCGAGCGAGGCGTCTACCATGTACCACGCGCGCAACACATTGAAGTCTACGCCGTGCAGCTTGTAGAACGGGGTGAGGATGCGGCCGTTCTCCGCATTGTCGCGCACATGAGCACCGGAGAACAGCAGCAAGGTCTGTGTCGTGACCGGACGGTAGTGCGTAGGATCATTCAGAAAGATGTCGTGCCGTGGGTGCGGAACAACAACCGCCGCCTTCCCGCCGGGTTTAAGTACCCGGTAGAGTTCTCGAATGAAGTGAAAGAACGACTCGCCGGGGAGATGCTCTAGGACGTGCGAGGCGACCGCCTCGTCCACTGTGCTATCGTCGAATGGCCAGCGGGCGGCGCCGAGGTCGCACACTATGTCGGGGTTCGTTGTTGGTTCCACGTCGAGATTAATGCAATCAGATAGCCGCTTACCTCCACTGCCGAGGTTGATCTTCAGACGGAACCTCCTTACTGAACTAGGTTGGGCGCGCCCTTGACGACGCTGGCCATTGCGGGCGCGGCGTCAAGCATTTGCTGCTGCTGCTGCGCTTGCGAACGCTGCTCGCGCAGCGCTTTCACTTCCTCCAGACTGCGCGTCCACGAAGTGGGTGCACCCTGGATGTCGATGATCTCCGGCATCGCCTCGTCGAAGTTGAACCAGTCGAGAGGCGAAGGGTCTTGCGTGTTCTTGGCG